GTTGCTTAAGCCCTATCCTTGCAGCGGATCCCTTGGTTTCCTTTCGGAAACCTACAATTGTGATGGTTTTCCTTTCGGAAAACAAACTGCAACTCACAATTGCTGCACCGGTTGAATATGATCGGTACACAATCAAGACTTCTTCGGAGACTTACCTTCACCTCTTTGGCCCTTGTCAGTGGGTAAACCACAGACAAGACGGGCAACTTGTTCATTAGCTTTTCTTTTAGCTTCGGACCTTGTTTCCCTGGTCTTTTTGGTGTTGGGTCTCGTATCTGGCCTATAGATGGGCCCTGAGTACATCTCTTCGGATTGAGGACAACTTTCCAACAATTCGTTGAAGGATTGTATGACCTCTTCCGAGAAATCTACAAAGTCCGTAACCTCGGGTAAATCGAACTCTTTAGGAGCTAAAGCTCCACCTAGACCCTTTTTAAATAGGTCAAGGTCAAAGGGCTTCGATTTAAAATCGAGGTTAACGTACTTCAGGAAATCATCTTTAATGTTCAGGTCCATCAACTCAACAATATGTTTCGTTGTAACCTGAGCACTAGGAAGATTCGAGAGTCTTCGAAGAAATTCTTCTCTAAAAACTTCATAGCTGAAGTCCTGTCCTCCCTGGAAAAACCGTTCAAGAAAAAGAGAATCGATCTCCTTTTGGAGCTCTTTCTTAACCTTGTGGTCGGAACAGGGAATCTGGTAAGTGTGAACAAAGGAGAGACTTGGAAGAGTCCGTATATCCTGACCCAGTAGGGTATCCCTTAACTTGGGATGAGTCATGCATCTCTTCTGAACGAGACAGATATCTGTCACGTTGAGAAAGTCTTCATGATACTCTTTAGAATCTACGACCTCATTAAAGGCCCTCTCTTGTTCACAAACCTCAGCTATAGTTTTCTCTTTGGTTGAGAGATAGGGAATGGAAATACAACCAGACATTGGCTTCATCTTTTGGAAAAGATCATGGAGGTAACACAGAATTTGTGTCCTCTTAGACTTTTTGGTCAAGGCCTCTTTACCCCAAGAAAAGGATAACCCCCCGTGACTAACGGGGACAGAAATGTCCCTTACAGTACGTGAGAGTTTCATCCGATTCACGGATTTAAAGAGTTCCTGAACTTCCATAGATGGAGTGTCAGTCATGTGTAATTCCAAATCCCGAAGGCACTCGCCGAGAATTTCCGAGCGACGATCTAAAACGCGTTGTTTTCCCGAAGACACGACATCACCGTCAAGGATTAACTGTGAATTAACAGTTCCAAAACGTGGATGAACGTAATTCTTTCCTAGGGAAAGTTCCAGGCCGAATTTATCGACCTGCTCTTTCCATTTGGAATAGAATACTTTGGGAGCTCGTATTAGGATATCATCTCCATTAATCAAATATTGATCAGGAGAGAGACCACTAAAACGGGCCGTACAATCGTTTAGAAGACAAAGCAAAGGGAAAGAAAGAAGACTCCCCATCAGCTGTCCACTTTTCTGAAGTACCGGGTTTAAACCCGACGATCCAGGATAGACAAGAAGATGAGGAGAGATTTCTTTCATCGCCCAACGCTTTGTCGGTTCATGATCGATTGATTCCAAAATCCCTTGTAAAAGGGCTTTCGAAGCTTCAATCGAAAATGAATCCGTTGCTGCGGAATAGTCTCCAGAAATCCAAACAGAGTTAGGAGTTGAATAATCAAATAACCGCTTTACAGCGGTATTAAGATTGTTCGTCCCATGAGTCAAGGTAAATTGTTTTTCCTCACCCATGGCCTCCCACATCGCCCTCTGGAGGGGTTTCAAACAAAAGGTCTGTCCTATGCCTGCAGTAATCGTACGCACCTTTAAAGGTTCAACGATTGGAACCACCCGGACCGGTAACGGCCCGACAGGTGGAAATGCAGAAAAGGAAAGACCTTTTCGTGAAACCCCTCCCTGATCTAGTCCACGAAGGACCGTTTCAGGAAGGCCTGATGTTCGAAGAAGAGGAATCAAAGATTCCCCTTTCTCTTCTCTGTTTAGGGTTTTTTGGACCCAATTCCTACGAATATTCTCATGCCAGAGCTTCCTCCTTGAGTACTCAAGAAGTATCTCCCTCGAACCTACCTCCTCGAGTTTTTTCCAATGATCAAGGAATGAACCCGTCTTCAACCTATCCGTCATGACTGACGGAAAGGACAAATAATTACCATCACTCACCTTCGCATCATAATTTGATGGGGAGGTGAGGGAGGATCCAGGCCGATTAAAATTTGGTTTCTCTTTAAGTGCATAAGCACCGGAGTCATCGATTGTAATCGGATAGTGGAATCTCCTCCAAAATGAGGTTTGATCAATGATTGGTGAACCATTCTTTTTATAGACTAGGTTCAGATCTTGATTATACCTCATGTTGGAAGTAGTAATTAAAATTGAAGATGAGAATTTCATCCCTTTCTCACGGAGGTCTGCCATAGGCAGGACATAGGGACAACATGATACTAAAGTTTGAAACTCTTTAATATCATTACCCTCCATTGATTGACCAAGGTCATCAAAGATGGTAATCGGTTGTCCATTATATCCGTCCCAATGGTCGACGTGGCAGGTTCTCTGGTACACCAAATCCTTTCCTTTTACACCTGGAAAAAGGGAGCTCAATACGGCTAGAAATCTAGACAAAATTGAGCTCTTACCCTTTCCGGGCTGCCCAAAAAGACCTATTACAAAAGGTTCAACACGATCATCCGGATCCTCCCCAGGGGGGAGATCAACCAAATGATCATGGAAAACCAGGTCGCCTTTTACTCCTCCTCGATTACGAGGGAAAGCGAAGGTGGCCTTGTTCGTGGGAAAAAACCCACGATCATAATTGTAATATCTCTTAACCCTCATTCCAAATTCGCGACCACGCTCCCGAAGTTTTGTTAAAACTTCTGGAGAGATTCCGCGATGAGGAGAGGAGAGTTGGTCCCGGTGTTTGATCAGAGTGTCAAGGATAAAATCCTCAGGCACCTCCTCACATAACACCTTAGACTGTAAGCAGGAAAAACAAAATCGAACGAGCCCTTCGGGTGATAGAAAAGATCTCACTTCCTTCCAAATATCGGAAGGAAAGAGAACTATCGAATCACCTTGAGGTAACTCATGTTGATCAAGTGATTTGGATACCAACAAACAAAGAGAATTCTTTATGCACTTAATCAGCTGAGACTCGGAAAGGTTCTTTTTCTTCAATTCTGAAAAGATCTGAAGGAAAAGGGCCGATAAGAGATTATCTGGAAGGGGTAACATTAAGTTACTCCTGACCCGCTGATTACATTTTAGATTTTTCAAACGAAACATCTTCAATGTTAGATAAAGTGCATAAGAAAGTTTTAGAGAGTGGAATACTAACCTTGGTTCCTTAAAAACCAGGGGAAATATTCCATTGATTGTGTCTAGTGGTACATCGTAACGGATGGCGAAGCGAGAATAGGAGAAATCCGGTTCTAGCTTTTCCATCTTATAACGATAAGCCACTAGTTTTGATTCTTGTTTTGTCTTCTTACCAAAGTTTTTTTCATTTATTAAATAAAAGAAACCTTGATACTCCTCTAGGAGGCATACATCTTTGAGATGTAGAAGACTTAACAGAACCCGATCAAGTTTGTTTTCACCTAAAAAGTATCCTCTTCGCAGGAAGAGGGACTCAAAGGTTTCAACATCCAACTTGGAACATCCAGCCATGGTAGGTTGACGCCTACCGTCGCTTCCGATCTTTTTCCGGATCGGAGACGTGGTTAATTGTTCTGAAGTATGGGGATACTCCTCCTTGGCTAACTAGGCCAAGAAAGAGGGATTCTCTATCGATGAAGAGACTGAGTTGAAAATAACGATAGGTGGGGGAACCCATCTATTTCAACAAACATTCCAACGATAGGGACTTTTCCAAAAGTCCTTTGGGATCCGGGATTGACAATCCAGGAACCCTACCTTGCCGCTTACGCGGCAAGGC